CTCGATCTTTCTAACCGACGAAATACCTCGATCGGGCACGATCCATTCGAATCGAAATCGTGATGACTGATCCTGGAGCGATCGGATTTAATCTGGCAAAATCGGAAATAGGGGGTGTTCAAACACCGCGTATTCACAGCCAACTCAATGATTTACCATCAAAAGGGCATGAAATGATTGAGTTTGCGAAAGAAATCAATCTCAAACTTATGGAATGGCAAGAGTTTGTTTGCATTCATGGCCACAAGGTTCGAGAAGATGGTAGGTGGCATCACTCTGAACTGGGTTTGATTATGGCCAGGCAACAAGGGAAGAGTACGCTCATGATGTTACGCATATTAACTGGCATGTATGTTTGGGGTGAGGGATTGCAATTGGCATCTGCTCACAGACTTACAACATCCCTGGAAACATTTAGACAGATAGTCAGCCACATCGAACAGAATGACAAACTTGCATCTGAAGTAAAGAAAATCCGATGGCAGCATGGAGCCGAAGAAATTGAACTTAAAGGCAATCGCAGATTTGTTGTAAAAGCATCAAACAATGCTGCACGCGGTTTGAGTAAACCTGAAACTATACATTTAGACGAATTAAGAGAATACAAGGATGAAGAAGCCTGGTCATCAATGCGTTACTCAATGATGGCTGCTAAAAATCCGCAAGTATGGATTTATAGTTCGGCTGGCGATCAACATAGTATAATCTTGAATAAACTTCGTGAACGCGCTCTTGCAGCGAGTGCGGGAACCTCAGACCCGATTGGTTGGTTTGAGTGGAGTGCCGAACCAGATGCGCCGATTACCCTTCCGTCTGGCGATATTAACTGGCGTGCATTCGCTCAATCCAACCCTTCGTTGGGCGTAACAATTCATCCAGATAATATTCGTGCAGTAATAAATGATCCACAAGATATTGTTCGAACTGAAATTCTTGCACAATGGGTTGACACAATAAATTCAGCAGTAGATGCTCAAAAATGGGCACAATGTAAAGTTGATCCAATTCCACTAGATCCAGATAAGCCAACCTGGTTTGGATTAGATTGTTCACCAGATCGTAAACATGCAGCCTTAGTTGCTGCTCAAAGATTAGATGGCGAACGATTTAACATGGTTTTGCTTCATACCTGGTCAAATGATTATTCATTAAATGATTTTGCCGTTGCCAATGACATAGCGCCTTATGTTAGGAAATATCATGTTGAAACTGTTGCTTATAGCAAAAAAACAAGCCAGGCAATTGCTAGCAGGTTAGTTCCTGCTGGAATACCTGTTACGGACATGGATGGCAGCATTTACAGCGAAAGTTGCGATCGTTGGCTTGGAGCCATTAATTCACACAGGTTACAACATGGTGGCCAAGAAGAATTTACTCAGCAAGTGTTATCTGCAGCCAGATTACCTTATGGAGATGGATCCTGGATTATTGGAAGAAGGGCAAGCAAGGTAGCCGTTTGTGCAGCAGTCGCCAGTGCACTCGCTACATATTTTGCAACTCAGACACAAACAGAAATAGACATACAAATCGCCTAAATGGTATAATCTTTACCAATGGGATTATTCGATCGTTTTACCACAAAACAGGCAGTCGATCAAGTCGATGTTCAAGCATCATTAGCGCCTTACAACGCGCAACAATTAATTGGCGGTATGTTATTTTCTACATCAACCGCAACTCGTGAACAATTTATGGCAGTACCATCTGGTGCTCGCGCAAGAAATATTATTTGTTCAACTGTAGGATCTTTACCATTAGACCAATATAATTATTTTACAAATGAATACATAAGACCACAACGCGTAATTATGCAACCAGATCCAAGAGTTGCAGGATCAGCCATTTACAGTTGGATCGCGGAAGACTTACTTTTAACAGGCGTGGCCTATGGAATGGTTTTGGAAAATTACTCATTAACAGATGGATCAAGAATTAGATCATGGACAAGAGTTGCACCAAATAGAGTTTTTGCAAGTTTAAATGCAAACTCAACAGAAATTGAATATTATACAGTTGACGGCAAAAAAGTTCCACCATTTGGTCCAGGAAGTTTAATTGTATTTAACGGACTTGATGAAGGAATATTAAATCGTGCTGGTCGTACGATTAAAGCCGCATTAGCATTAGAAAATGCTGCTGAGTTATATGCTAAAGAGCCAATGCCGACAATGGCGCTTAAAGCATCTGGTGCACCATTAACATCTGAAAGAATTTCAAAATTATTAGAACAGTGGAAAGTTGCAAGAAATACACGCAGCACGGCATTTTTAAATTCTGATGTTGAGTTACAAGCCGTTGGATTTGATCCTGCTAAATTGCAATTAAATGAGGCCAGACAATACCTTGCTTTAGAAATCAGCAGAGCGGCGGGAATTCCTGCATCATTCTTATCTGCAGAAACTACTTCAATGACATATTCAAATATGACAGCAGAAAGAAAAGCATTAATTGATTTCTCATTACGGCCAATCTTGACCGCGATTGAGCAGAGACTTTCACAAGCGGATTTTGTACCCAACGGCGTAGCAGTCCGTTACAACATCGACGATTTCTTGCGTGGTTCAGCATTAGAGCGTGCGCAAGTTTACGAAATACTAAACCGCATCGGCGCGATGAGTGTCGAACAAATACAAGAGGAAGAAGACTTAATCCGATGAAGATTAATTTCCCAATTGAGATAACCGCAGCCGATACAAACAAGCGCACAATTTCAGGCAAGATTGTAACCTGGGATGAGCAAGGTTCAACAAGCGCTGGATTGACTGTTTTTGAAAAAGATTCAATTGATTTTTCTAAGCCTGTAAAATTATTACTTGAGCATGAGCGTACCAAACCGCTAGGAAAACTTATCGACATCACAACCACAGACTCAGGCCTGGAAGCGACATTTCGTTTGGCTAAAACTTTCGCTGCAGATGATGCGCTTGAAGAAGCCGCTACTGGATTACGCGACGGCTTTAGTGTTGGAGTCAAAATTAACGAATGGAAAAACGAAGAAGGCGTATTAAGAATTAAATCAAGTTCATTACAAGAAGTGTCATTAGTAACTGAGCCCGCCATCGACAGTGCAAGAGTTGCTGAAGTAGCGGCGAGCGAAACACCACAGGATTCCGAAGCAACCGCTACGGATGAACAACCAAAGGAGCAACAAGTGTCAGAAGTAACTTCTGAAGCCCCTATCGCCACCGAAGCGGTAGAAGCGGCTCAAACACCAGTTGTAACAGCATCAACTTACATGGCATACACAAAGCCACGCGTTGACACAAATGTTACAGCAGGACAATATGTAAGTGCACAAGTTCGTGCAATTCAAGGCGATACAGATGCACGCGATCTAATTGCTGCATTACAAATTGCAACAACAACTGAAAACACAGGAGTTGTGCCACCAAATTATCTACGCGATGTTATTGGTGTAATTGATTCATCAAGGCCTTTTATTGATAGCATAGAGAGGTCTCCGCTTCCTGCAACTGGGATGAAAATTTTTACTCCAGTATTAGGTGCTCAAGCAATAGTAGCGCAAACTGCTGAAGGGGTAGAGGCTGCATCACAAGATACTGCTGTCACCTATCAAGAAGATTCAGTAGTTAAATTTTTTGGCGCAAACCGAGTCAATGTTGAGTTGTTAGATCGTAGCGACCCATCATTCCTAGATCTTTTAGTTCGTGAGTTAGCAGCATCATATGCACAAAAAACAGATGCTTATGCTTCAAATATTGCAGCACATAACTCAGCAGCATCAACTGGATCTTCAATTTACAAAGCAATTGCAGATGGAATTGCAGACTCTTACAATGTAATGCGTTTCACACCAAACCGCTTACTTGTAGCACCAGGATCAGGAATCAATGGAATTGATTTTGCTGGATTACTTGGAGCAGTTGATGGTTCAAACCGCCCACTATTTGCTGCAGCAGCGCCACAAAATGCTGCTGGTTTAATGACACAAGGTAGCACAAATGGTACTGTTGCTGGTCTGTCATTAGTAGTTGATCCTAACTACACAGGTAATAACTCAGGCGACAAATATGCGTTGGTTTATCCATCTGCAGCCATGAGATTCCACGAAAGTGCACAATTTGAATTGCGTGCCAATATCGTGCCAAATGGACAAGTTGAAATTGGCTTGTACGGATATGTTTGTGTAGTCAACCGCTACCCAACAGCATTCCGTTACCTATCAGTAGCGTAATTTAACTGAGTGCCTGGGGTTGCTCCCGATCTCAGGCATCCTTTAAAGGGAGTAAGGAGAAGACATGCCAACCATTATTACTGCCAGTCAGTTAAGAAGTGTGCTTGGTGTGTCTTCTTCCTTGTATGATGACACATACTTAAATGGAATAATAGATACAAGTGAACAGACAATTCTTCCAATGTTGGTGTCATACAAATCAGCAATTCAAAAAACAGTTTTAAATGACAATGTTGCAACTTTTACAACAGTTGGCATTCACGAATTTACTGAAGGGCAATCAGTTGTCATCACAGGATGCGGTTCCCCATATAATGGCACACGAACAATATTGGCAGACAATCTTGGCCAGTTTACCTTTTCTGCCGCAATCACTAACGCCGATGTACTCGAGGCTAATGTCATCCCATCTGGAGTGGCAACCTTGTCAAACGCAGCAACTTATGTCGGTAATCAATCAATCATTAGTGCAGTTTATGCAGTTGCAGTCGAAGTCTTTCAAGCAAGAATTGCAGCAGGCGGTCAAATAGAGGGTGTTGATTTTACA